GGTGGACATTCTCTTGAAGCTTGGGGTCAAAGACTTGGCTATCCAAAGCTAGAGTTTAATGACTTTACACATTTCTCTGAAGAGATGTTGAAGTATTGTAAACAAGACGTAGTTGTTACTGTAAAACTATATGAACATTTACTTCCTCAAATGAAGAAGTATTCTGGTAAATCTATTGAACTTGAACATCAGGTACGAGCAATCGTAGACAAGCAAGAAGAGAATGGATTTACTCTTAACATACAAGAAGCCTCATGTCTTGTTGCAAGGCTCTCAGAAGAGGCTACAGTTATCGAGGAAGAGATGCAGGGTATCTTCCCACCTATTGTGACAGAACGCTACTCAGAGAAGACAGGAAAGCGTTTAAAGGACAATGTAGAAGTATTCAATCCTGCATCAAGACAACAGATAGGCAAACGTCTGATGGCTAAAGGTTGGAAGCCAAAAAACTTCACACCTACAGGTCAACCGATTGTGGATGAAGGTACACTGAAAGATGTAAACATACCAGAAGCACAAAAGATTGCACAGTATTTGTTGTTACAGAAGAGAGTTTCACAGGTCAAGTCTTGGCTTGACGTGGTGGAAGAAGATGGTAAGGTTCATGGTAGAGTTATTACCTTGAAAGCCATCACAGGGCGTATGGCTCACAACTCTCCAAACATGGCTCAAGTTCCTGCCGTCTATTCTCCCTACGGTAAGGAATGTAGACAGGTTTGGATGACTAGCAGTGATAAGTACAAGCTGTTAGGTTGTGATGCTAGTTCGCTTGAACTTAGATGCTTGGCACACTATATGGGTGACAAGAAATTTACTGATGAGGTGGTGGGTGGTGACATCCACACTGCAAATCAGAAAGCCGCAGGATTACCCAGCCGGGATTCAGCAAAGACATTTATCTATGCTTTAATTTACGGTGCAGGTCCAGCAAAGATTGGTAGTATCGTTGGTGGTGGTGCTAAAGAAGGAAAGAAAATCATGGACAAGTTTATGTCTAATATGCCAGCCCTAAAGACTTTGCGTGATAAAGTTGATAGAGCATCAGGCACTGGATATATTCGTGGACTTGATGGCAGACTTCTAAAGGTGCGACAACAACACGCAGCTATGAATCTATTGCTACAGGGTGCAGGTGCTATCATCTGCAAAGAATGGTTGCGGCAAATAACTTTAATGGCGCAACGAGATTATGATTACAATCTTGTTGCGTCTATACATGACGAGTATCAGTTTGAAGTACGTGTAGACCAGACAGAAAGATTTGGTGAGCTTACACAGAGAGCAATGAAGCAGGTAGAAAAGACACTATCAGTTAATTGTCCTCTGGATAGTGAATATAAAATTGGAAACAATTGGGCAGAAACACACTAATACTTGTTGACATACTATTTTGTATGTTGTATACTTTCAAAATCAGAAGTGGCTAAGACCACATAGTAAACTAAATAAGGAGATGAAAATTATGCCAGTACTTTCAGGTAAAGCCCATTGGGCAAGCGTTGCAAACCCTAATACTACTTTTGAGCCAGTATGGTCTGTTGACTTGGCTATCGAAGGTGACGAACTTAATAAGGCTCGTCAGATGGGATTGTCGATTAAGAATAAAGGCGATGACCGTGGTAACTTTGTTACCATTAAACGTAAGGTTAATCGTAAAGATGGTACGCAGAATCAATCACCTGCTTTGTTAGATGGCAATAAGAACCCTATGAATGGTACTCTAATTGGTAATGGTTCTGATATTAATGTCCTGTTTAAGACCTACGAGTGGGAGTATGCAGGTAAAACTGGTATGGGGGCTGAACTGCAAAAGGTTCAGGTTACCAACCTGATTGAATACTCTGATGGGTCTGATGACTTTGATGTTGTGCCTGACGGTTATAGTGCAGTGGATACCTTGAATGACGATATCCCCTTTGGTAACACTGGTAGCTAAAACATAACATCAACAAGGGTGCTACACATATTGTAATATGGTAGTGAGTTGGCTAGAGTAGGGTGGGTACGCCAATTATTAAGGAGATATTATAGATGACTGATTATGTAAATAATCCACCACATTATAAAAACGGTGACATACAATGTATTCAAGCTATTGAATCAGCATTATCACCAGAAGAGTTTAGAGGTTTTTGTAAAGGTAATGTAATTAAGTATACTTGGAGAGAACAATACAAAGGTAAAGACCAAGACCTTTCAAAAGCTTTATGGTATCTAACTAGGTATTTAGAAAAGGAAAACAAATGAAAACTATAGATACTTTAATTGAAGATATACATACTCTGTTAGAGACAGGAATTAATACTTCAACTGTTCAGAATCGTGATAAGATTCGTGACTTTGCTATGGAGATATCTAGGTCTGTTGCTCGTCAATTAGGTGAGGGCAAACGTGAGAAGATGACTTCACTACGTATGTCACAGATTGGTAAGCCAGATAGACAGCTTTGGTATGAACTAAAAAGTCCAGTAGAGCCAGCACCGATTGACGGTCAAACTAAACTAAAGTTTATTATGGGAGATATCCTAGAGGCTCTTCTTATTCTACTCACTGACCTATCAGGCCATGAGGTAACAGAGCAACAGAAAGAAGTAGAGATTGATGGTGTTAAAGGCCATAAGGACTGTCGTATAGATGGTACTGTGGTAGATATCAAGTCTGCGTCTTCTTATGCCTTCAAGAAGTTTAAAGAAGGTACGTTGCATACTGATGACCCCTTTGGATATATAGCTCAAATATCTGGCTATGCCGAAGCATGTAAGGACGAAGAAGCTGCTTTCTTTGCTATTGATAAATCGTCTGGAGAAATGGCTGTTATGAAAGTTGAGCCTATCAGAATGATAAATGCAAAGCAAAGAATAGGAAAGGTTAAAAACTTTATTAGTTCCGATATACCACCTGCAAGATGCTATCCTGATGAAGAGGACGGTAAATCTGGTAACAGAAAGCTTGCTATTGGTTGTGTCTACTGTCCTTTCAAAGAGGATTGCTGGAAGGATGCAAATGGTGGACAAGGACTTAGAAAGTTCCAATACTCTAACGGTATTAGATACCTTACTCAGGTAGGTAAAGTACCTGATGTAAAAGAAGTTGCCTAATGGGTAAGAAAAAAACTAGAGATAGAAACGAGCACAACTATCGTTCTAATTCAGAATATAACTGTGCTTGTTTCTTAAATAAAAATAAGGTTGAGTTTGAATATGAAACATTTAACATACCCTATTTATGGCAAGAGGATAAAAAATACATACCTGATTTTATTCTTCCTAACGGCATCATATTAGAAGTCAAGGGAAGGTTTATGCTGGAAGACAGAAAAAAACATTTGTTTATTCGTGACCAGCATCCTGAATATGATATCAGGTTTGTCTTTGATAATCCAAATAGAAAACTATACAAAGGTGGTAAGATGACTTATGCAGATTGGTGTGATAAACATGAGTTTCTTTACTGCAAAGGTGGAGAGGGAATACCAAAAGCATGGTTGAGAACAAATGCAAATAAAGGATATAATCCTAGCAGAAGACGAGCAAGTTGAACTTAAAACGGCAGAGAAGACTCTATTCTTAACTGTTATACTACAAGCACTACTTGACGCAACAAAGCCCCGATATGATGGCGAACCTACTAACTCTATTCTTGAAAGAGAAAGGGCTATAGCTTGGTTCTTTGCATCAGTCGGGGTAACTGCCGAAGACTTTCATTCTGTATGTGACTACGCAGGAGTTAATCCTGTGTACATGAGAGAGTTTGCTTTCAAGGTTCTCAAGTCAGGCGAAGTGGACTACGTTAGAAAAAGAATTAATGCTGTTTTGGGGCATGAATAGTATTGTAATTTTATCTTGATTGTGATACAATTTTAGATTCCAACTCAGTTCAAGAAAGGGATATCAATGAACAATTATTTACCTACAGATTACCAAAACTTTATTGCCTTATCACGATATGCTCGTTGGAAAGAAGACGAACAAAGACGTGAAACATGGCCTGAAACAGTTGGCAGATACTTTGATTATATGTCTGACCATCTTAGCAAAAAGCACAGCTATACCCTTAAAGACGAATTACGCAACGAACTAGAGGAAGCCGTGCTCACACAACAAATAATGCCATCCATGAGAGCATTGATGACTGCAGGTCCAGCGTTAGACCGTTGCCATGTTGGTGGTTATAACTGTTCTTACATTCCTGTAGACAGTCCTCGTGCCTTTGACGAGTGTATGTACATTCTAATGTGTGGTACAGGTGTTGGCTTCTCAGTTGAACGTAACAACATTGATAAGCTTCCTATTGTGAACGAAGCATTTCATGAGACAGATACAGTTATCAAGGTGGGTGATAGCAGACCCGGTTGGGCAAAGTCTCTACGTGAAATGATTGCTATGTTATACGCTGGTAAGATTCCTAAGTGGGATGTATCAGAGGTACGTCCTGCAGG